GTCACATGGCAGACGGGAATCTTGTACGTCAATCGAATGTCGAAAAAGGTTCAGTGGTCTTCGGTCCGTCTGTTTACGACGTACCACTGCTTCCGTACGAGAGAGAGTTAATCAAGACGATTGGAATAACGGAAGAGGAATATCGCAAGTTTGCTGCTGAGGTTAGGCGCAAGGGTGTGGTGCGTCCGGCTGAGTACGACCATATTCCTGATATTCAGGCTACTGGCGTTGCAGAAACTTTTTTCATCAGCCTTGCCGTCAGCTTCGTGCTGACTGGTGTCAGTTATCTGCTAACACCAAAGCCTAAGATGCCAGAGGCATCAAAGCGGTCGCAACTAGATCTTGGAAGTGTCAACGCAGGCAATCGTTTTACGCAAAGCCGGGGCTTTGACACGCTTAACGAGCTGGCAGATTATGGCGCACCCATTCCAATTATTTTTGGTCTTTACTATGACCGTAAAAACATAATTACTGGTGACGTAGACAAAATTGGTGGAATGTTTATCACGCCAAGACTTGTTTGGTCGCGGATGTTTAGCCATGGAACGCAGCAGTCTGCCAAGTTGATGTTTGTTGTTGGCGAACAAGGAGTTACTGATGGCACTGAGCCTGACGGAATTGAGCCACCAAGTCTTGAGGGCATTTTTCTTGGAAATAATGCGCTAGACGCTATACACGAAGACTTTTTTGCTTTTTACTGGAAACAAAATACAACTGCACCAGTTAAAACTCGGATTAGGTTTGACAATAAAGTTCACGGAACCAATGGGGCTTTGGATTCAGGAGACCCTTCTATATTTTTTGCGGAGGATGAAGATGCTTTTACGTGCCCAAACGGTGTTTCCGATAACTCAACAGACTTTTGTCATGCGTATTCACCGGCAAACAATACACAATTTGGCGTCTATGGAGCGATACCAAACGGCAATGGCTATAGAGTAAATTACGAAGTTGTGTCAAATATTCATGACGACGAAGGCAAAAAAGCAGAAAAAAATGCAGCTTTTGATGCAACACTTCGTCGAATGAAGATAACTGGCGACGATAATTTAAACATAAATGTACAAAAAAGGGAACTTTTGCGTACAGTTCGGGATCAAAACATGAAGGGGAAAGGTCGTCAGTACAGCCCACGCATGGGTTTATTCAAGTTAATAGTTAAAAACAACGATGGAAGTACAACCATTGTCACTGTTGACAACGATTACCCTGAAGGTACTTTAAAAGCTGTTGTTAATGTAAAAAAACAAGATAAACTTCAGTTTAGAATTGACAACTCGGTAATACCTGAAAACAAATACAAGCGTGAAACAGACGATGTTCAAAGGGGAGAAAATGTTGACGACATAAACCAAACTGTTATTGCAGAGCAACTTGCGGCTGATGATGCAATGCAAATTGGTGAAAGATTTGCTATTGGCAACACTCTTTGGAAAGTAGTTAAAAGGAGCCAGCGACGTTACGACCCTGACAAAAATAACCAAATAATTACATTAGAATGTATTGACACAAGTGAAGCGCGAAGGCCAGCGGTCGGGCTTGTAAGCGAAAGTCGTGTAATAAAAGTAGAAGAAAGAGATTTTATTTCTGATCAAGACGGTATCGGCACTGCATTTTTTCCCCTAACCCAAGTTTCAACAGGTTTGGTAAGAAATAACAGACCTGCTGTAGTTACTGAAATTGGCTTGCGAAGCAAAGTCTTTCAACGTTTAAACGGTTTATGTGCTTTCAATACTGTTCCAACTTCAGCAAAACTGAAAGATTTGGACGATGAAGAAGTGCAAGTACGCTCTGGAACGTACACCGGAACAATTAAAAGGTCTTCTGTATTTCGAGTATTTGTGCGCAGAGCAGGCTTAGACGAAAACGGAGACCCTTTCGTTTTTCTACCGATAGATCATTACTTTGTGGTTACAGGCAGCAAGCCTGTTAATAAATACAATTTTATTCGTTTTATTCATCCCCAAAATTTGCCGCCAACAGAATTAGAGTACAAGTTTGTTGGCACTTCTGCGGCTGAACTAAGAGCTTTTTCAGACTTAAAAGAATTGATCAGCCTTTCAACTTCTAATGATAGCGAAGCCAGCAAATTGGAAAATTTTTCTGCAAAGGTAGAAGGGCTGGGAAATTTTATTATTCAAGTTGCAGGAACAGTAGTAATTATGGGTCAAATCAGAGTTAATAAAGAATTTGTTCGCGAGCCTAAAAAAGAGGAGATTTTAGTTGGCAATAATTTTCCCGAAGAAGTTTGCCGTAACGTTGTGCTGCCTGCTACCCAGTCAGGCATAACTATTGCAAAAGCTGTTCAACGAGAAGCAAATATAAGTAATAATAACGATCAATTAGGCAAAAACGGCGCATTTTTCCATGTAATTTTTGGCAACTGCGATGATTCACCTTTGCCAGAGGGAGGCATTTTAACTTTGCCCACCCGAGAAACTTTTAGTGCTGACAAATGGATAGTTGTTCAGTGGACAGTGGAAAAAACAAGGCTTTCATTGACTCACTTTGCTCGTGTTAACAATGGTGTTGAATTTACATGGGCTTTTAAAGCATGTCATGTAATAGGAAGCTCTAGTGGCTACAGGGTCGGGGATACTCTTGAATTTAAACGCGGTTTAGGTGCAACATCAGGAGCGTCCGGTGCTTACCCCACTGATGGCTCCAACCCGTTTGTGGTTAACAATCCTGGCGGCACCATGACTTTTTCTGGTCAAAGACACAGGGTGACAGATATTGATAAATTAGGGGCTCCTATTGGCAGAACGCAAAGCTATTACTACGAAATTTTTGGCAATGCCAGCAACAAACAAGTAGGAGAGTCAAAGACAATTACTCGCAACTACTCAAAAGGCGACAAACGTTTAAAAGTAAAAATAACTGCGACAGTAAAAAAACAAAAAAAACATTTTAGCGGTGAGTCTAAAGGATGGAATCATCCCGAAAAAATAGAAGTTGTCAACGACTCAGGCACTACAGAAGACTGGAACGAAGGCGAAACGTTTGATGATCTTGTGTCAATTACATCAAACAACCCTTACAAAACTTTTTTCTCAGAGGCTGGCTTTAGATATGTTATTGCAAACCTTGGGCCAAGAACAGAGACAATTGATACAGGCGAAGAAAAATTTGAAGGTCAAAGTCAGTATGCAGACCTAAGTTTTTACAGGGGATTAGTGCAAAAATCAAACGAATCTGAGCCAGAGCACAGCATTGCTTACGTCAATGAAATTGTACCTAATGCAGAAATGCCAGAATACAATAATTTAACGCTTACTGGCTTGTCGCTAAAGGCAAGTCGTAATTTTACAAGCTTAGATCAAATGCGTTGTTGGCTTAATAGTGGGCTGCACGTTAAAAGGCTGCATCCTAATAAATCCGTTTACAACTTAGATAATCTTGCGGCTAATGGCAAAGAAACCGGCCCTAGTAACTTGTTCACTGATTTAGTGTTTTACCTGCTAACTAACCAGACAGGTGGAGCGGGCGCTTTGTTAAAAATGAGCGAAAACGATGAAAACCCCGCACTGCTAAATAAACAAGACTTTATAAACACTTCACTTTTTCTGCACGCGCAAAAATTATTTTTTAATGGAGTAATAGGAAACAGGACAAATCTTCGTCAGTTTATTACGGACACAGCGCCTTTTTTCCTGTGCAATTTTGTAATTATGGACGGCAAGTTTTCACTTAAACCGGCAATACCTGTTATGGAAAAGAGTGGTCAAATTAACGTTGGAGCGGTAAAAATAGATCAACTTTTTACTGCTGGCAACATCTTAGAAGACAGTTACAAGGTAGAGTATTTAAGAAGCGAAGAACGCAGGCCGTTTAAGGCAGTAATGCGCTACAGGCAAGAAAGTAAAAATAAACTGCCTGAAGAAAAAGTTATACAAGTCAGGCTGCCAGGACAGTTCCAGAAACACGATATAGACTTATTACCTCAAGAGCAATTTGACCTAACACAGTTCTGCACTTCAGAAAGCCATGCAATTCAAGTTGCAAAATACTTTTTAGGGATTCGCGATTTAATAACCCATACAATTAGTTTTTCAACAACCGTGCACGGGTTAGATTTGCAGGCTGGATCTTACATAAAAGTAATTACAAGCTCTAGCCCTTACCTCAGCGCAAACAACGGAACAGTTAGCTCTGCTGGAGTGGTAGAAAGCTTGCAAGACATGCCCGACAACCAATATAAAGTGTTCTTTTTTAAAACAGATTCGCAAGACGTTGAGGAAGGAATAATGCAAGTCAATAACGGCATTGTTTCTGACGCAACTTTCCACAACACCGTTTTTAGTGTCAAAAATGAAGAGGTCTCACAAAACGTCTACGTTGTCGAGCAGTTGACTTTTTCACAGGAAGGAACAGTGGATATAGTTGCTTCCGAGCATCCTTGCGATGATGATGGATCTAGCAAGCTTGCGAAACTGATCGCAAGTGAAAATTCTGTTATTACTGATCAAAGCTGATGGCCTTTCCAATTCTCAAACCTTCTGGTCGTACCTACGAGCCCGGAAGCTATCCGGTCAAAACGTTCAAGTCGCAAAGCGGGGCTGAAACTCGGATTTTGTACGGCAGTGAGCGGAGTGAAATGAAGCTCAGCTTGTCTTACGCCAACATTGGCGATGCAAACGCTGAGTTATTTCTTGATCACTATGACGAAGTGCAGGGTACATTCCAGACTTTTAACTTGCCTGGACAGTCTTTAGGTGGCTGGGAGGGAAACCGAGATGCCTTGAAGCCAGCTGAAATTGAAATTCCGACTGTGACCTACTTGGTAACTGTGGTCAGCAGCGGTGGAGGTAATAAATACCGTTTCAACGGAGGGACTTCTGATGCAGAGACCTTGCAGCTAACTGAAGGCACCGTTCATTTGTTCAACCAGCAGAACGCTTCTAACTCAGGCCATCCACTGCGGTTTTCTGAAACCAGTAACGGAACGCATGGCGGTGGAACGGAATACACCACAGGGGTGACCACATTTGGCACGCCTGGTCAAGCAGGTTCTTACACCAGGATTCTGGTAGCAAAAGACGCTCCAGATTTATTTTATTATTGCACCCAGCACAGCGGAATGGGAGGTGCAGCCAATACGCCTGCTGCAACAACAACCGCTGTTAACTCTGGCAACACAGCTGAATACAGATATGAGGGTCCACCACAGGTTGTTCAGGTGCGACCTGGGGTGAGCACTGTTACAGTGAATCTGATTGGCGTGATCTGATGGCAAAGGTCTACTCCGGCAGGGATGGGGTATTACAAGTTGG